CAAAAAATAAAAAGACAAAGATCATCCATCATCGTAAATGACAGGAAGATATAAAAACAAAAGGAATAATTGTTGTAACAAAAAGAGAAACAACAAAAGAAAACACAGAATGTACACAAAGCAATTTATTATAAGAATTAATAATTTTAAGATAATAAATAAATTGCACAAACACACATAACTTACTAGCGTGAAGGTTATAAAACAAAAACCGTAAGCTTTCAGTATAAACGCAAAAATAATACTATAATAATAGAAAACAAACACACCAACAAAAAAGGATTTACAATGTGTCAATTAAATAGTATTATTGTAAAACAATCGAAATTGTTTAAACGCAAACTTCTATGTTATAGTACCGATAAAAAATTTTTTAAAAATTGTTTCAACATCAAAAGAACCACTGAATGATTTATAAAATAAAATATATTTACGTAAATCATTAGGCTGTTTAATTTTTGAATCAATTGTATAACAAACAACAAAACCGTATATAGTATATGAAACACTTAAAAAAGTATCTAAATTAACTTGTAATAATTTTTTAAAATCACGTCTTTCGAAATCACCAAATACAATAATAGTATGAGTAGTATTATGTAATTTCATTATACGATTATTATTAAAAGTTTTATTTTTAAGTTTAATAAAAGGATCATATATAACACCAATATAACGATCAAAAGAAAAAATTTTTCTACCAGTTAAATAATCATCAGAATCAACAATAAAAATTAAAGGATAATTTTCAATTTTTGTACGATAATCTTTAACAATATTTAAATAAACATTTTTTGGAAAAATTTCATTTGGGTTGTTGCAAATAACGACATCGGGTTTAAAACCATGAGGAGGTCTAAAATCACTAGAATCAGAACGATCAAAACCAACATAAACAACAAAACCATTTTCACGTAACTTATAACAAAGTTTACGATCACCAAAAAAGGTTAATAAAATATATTTAAATTTTTTAAGATTTAAATAATCAATCAAATGTACAATATATAAATCAATGAGATCAGGTTTTTTAATTTCAATATGATCAATTGATTTAATTTCATCACATTCAAAAAGAGTAGGATTTTGTAAATCTAAATAATTAGATTTAATATAATCAACATACATTTTATATTTCTGTAATGGATGTTCAGTAACATTACGATTATTAAAATTAATAGATATATAATCAATTGCAGCATTTTGATAATTAGCAATTGTATTAAAATAAGTATATAATTTATTACGAATAAAATTGTGTCTTGGAGGAGGAGTTAATAATTCATGTGTAAAAACACAATAAAATTCAACATTAACAAGTTTAGCAACATGTGACTTATAAAAACCAAGTATACGATATTTAGTAAGTAATTTAACTAAAATATCAATATCATTTGAGTTTTCAATAATACATTTACACCATATATAATTACATAATTTATTATCAAATATGTCATTAATAATAGGTAACACAATATTCATATTTGATTCGGTTTTTTCATCATATACATCAATAATAGTAAAATCAAAATGACGACCAATACAAGGTTTAACATCAAATTTACCATTAAATAAATGCATGCGCTTTTGTTCAACATCAGTAACTAAAGGCATGAACTTATCATTATTACGATAAGAATCAGGTATTAAAGAAAAACCAAAACCAGTTGAGTCGATATTACGTCGTAAAAAGAAAGCAGACATAGCACCGGGATGACAACCAACATCAAGAAAAGAATTAACATATAAATTAGGAAAGAATAATTTCAAACATTCAACAAGTTTAACGACAGCAACAGAATAGATACCATAATAAATACCAACTGTCGAAATATAATCAAAATGTGATAATTTTGATATACGACGTTTATAAACTTTAACATTTTTACCAAGAGCTAATCGTTCTTTAGTAATTTTCATTGTTTGAACAACATTTAAGTAATTATCAAGAGTAGCAGTTGCAGGTAAATCAAAATCAAATTCACAAGCATCATGAAGCGACTCATAATGTGATAATAATAAAGGTAATTGGCTTTCAACAATTTTATCTTTAATTCGTTCAAATATATTAGGTAAACCATATAAATCTGATATTTCTTCATCAGTAGGACATTTCGAAAATTTAGAAAAATCAAGTCCATAAAGTAAATATGGTAAACGTGAAACATACAATCTAGGTATGGTAAGATCTAATATAGGAGATCCAACATGAGAATAATATTGCCGAAGAATATTATAAACATTTTCATTAAAATAATTATCAAGTAACAAACCAACAGCACGACTACCACTTAAACCATTTTCAAACCATTCAACAATAGTTTCAGGAAAAAGCATACGTCCAATAGATTCATCAGTACCACGATACTTGACAGTAAATTTAGAAATAGGAAGTTTTCTAAAAGTAAAGCCATAGATAGATACATCACACATTTTATTTGTTCTAATTAATGTACCAGGTTTAATAGTTAATTTAAAATCACGAAAAGTTTGAAAATAAATACCATCATAATCAAAGAAATTTGAATATTCAATAGGAATTTTAATTAAAAAATCATCACTACCAAATTTCTTACGTATTTTATTATCAACAACAGTATAATCAACATTTAATTTTAAAGCAATACGTTTTATTGCTATATAATATAATAATAAATGAATACGATTATTATAGCCAGTTGTATCTGATTTACCGGAATTAACACCACCAGGAACTTTAGCAGTAAAGCGTGTACCATCAGGGGCAATATAAGCAGAATTTGATTCATTAATAGCAAAAGAATTAAATAACGCTTTTAAATAATCAGGTGTTTTATTTTTTGTATTTTTCTCATAAACAATTTGTAAAGTACTATAAGCAATATCATAACTAGCATGTACTAAACATTCAATAAGAGAATTATCCCAATTTTCAAAATCACCTTCAACAAATAAAAAATTAGGATCTTCAACTTCAATATCTTTAACATCAAAAAATTTCATTAATTTTTCAGCACCACCATGAAACCAAGAATGTCCAGTCATATAGGAAGTTTCATGTACAATTGAAGTTATAGCATCTGATACATGTTTATCATATTTCCATTGAGCCAAATGATAATAAGCATCAGGTATACAGATTGGGCGAACAATATTTGGTTTAGTTTTAAGCATAAATTTAGGTCTAAATGCTAACATCCAATGTAAGCCAGTAACGTCAGGATTTTTAATAAATTTAGCACAATCAACAAAAACTTGATCACCAACTTGACCTTTGGTAAAACATTTTTGATGAGCCCAAAATCGATAAAAAGGACCAGCAGAAGCATACATTTTCAAATCATGTTCTAAATGTTTAGATTCATGAGGATTATCAATTTCAAAACAAATACGTCTAATTGATCCATCATTAAGAATAGAAACATTATAATTAGCAACTATTAATTTACAATCATTAATTTCAATCAACAAATCAGTTAAATTAGTAGGATTAGTTCGATTGAGTAATTTAACTAAAGCATTAGCAATAGCTTCATCAGTTGCAAGTGCACGTTTATAAGTTTGAGATAAATAAGAATAATAAGCATTATAATTTTTAATCATAAATGCTTCAAAAATACGATCGACACCACCATCAATAATAGATAATGAACGTACAGGTCTATCAATTTTTCCAATTATATTAGCATATTTATTAAGTGCTAAAACAATATTATCATAACCAGTTTTAATTTTAAATTGCGCTGGTATAACATTTTTCTCAAATAACATTAAATCAGTATCATTAAATTCATTTTTAATGATAGGATTAAATTTAGGATATAAAACCATCTTAGGTTTATAATTTTTAATTGGATATTTTCTATCAATTTTTGTATCATTATAACGATTATTCGAAAAACGGTTAAAACGTTTAGGAACATCAATAATTTTATCATTATAATATTTCTGCATATAACGGTAAAAAGGAAAATTAAAAGCAGTTGCAAAATCAACACCAAGTTTATTAATAATTTTGTAACATAAATAAATTCCAAACATAAAATTAATTTCACCACTTGAATTAGCAAACATTTGATCAAAACTAGTACCAATAATAGGTAAGTTAAACTCATATTGTATATTATCAATATTAATATTAGTAAAATCAGCAATTAAAGGAAAAACAAATCGAATGAAACGTACAAAAACAATTTCACAAGAATGTAATAAAAGACTAATAACGCCATGATTTACAATAAAAACAATAAAATAACAAAACAAAATCAAAAAGCAAAAAAGAATAACAAGTAAAATGAAATCATAAAGATGAAACCATTCAGAAAAAAGAAAGGAATGAACAGCAAAATAAATAAGTTCATAAAATAAATGACAAAAAGGATAAATAATGTATGGAAACAAACATACATTATAAAAAGAAACAAAACAACAATGAAGAAAAGAAAACAAAAGAAAACAAAGAAAAATTTCCATTTCAAAATGCTAACACAAAGTGCTAAGGTCTTACCTTACCGCCTAAGAAAAGGAAAGAAAAGAAGAAAACAACAACAAAATAGAATAAAAGTTGACGTAATCAACAATTAAACAAT